CCACCTGCTGTATGGTGTAGGTATATCTGCTTTTTGTCAGTAAGCTCATCTACGTATTGATCCTTAGATAATCGGTGTTGTATTATCTTTGTTATATCTAACTCCATCTATGTCTTGTTTAATTTCTTTAGAACGCTGTAGTAAATTCTTAAATGCTGACCATATATCTATGCCTTTTACAGCCTTGTAATTTTCTGAGATAGAGATAACCTCTATACTACAAAGTACTAAAGATAGTATCTTAGTTAGCATTAGGGGCACACTAAAAAATGTTAAAATAATATCATTAAGGATAAAATAATCTATCAGGTAAAAACCTATAACAGCCACCTCATATAAAAATAACTTAGATACAATGGCTGATAGTTTGCGAGATGTGATGGGTATGCCTAGCTTCTTAGACTTCCATATACCTGTTAGCGTATCTACTAAGATAGCAAAACCAATTAAAAATAATATACCTGAGATAGGTAAAAAGAAAGAACCCACCACTGCGAAAAGTTGAATAATGTATTTTTGAATTGAGGATAGTAAGATAGATAATTGTAGTTTCATTAGAGTATTAAGATAGAGTTATTATATCCGTTCTCTCTAAAGTTACCACATAAGCCAGTGCAAGTGTTTTGCCATTGGGTGATGCAGCTGCAGTTATTGAACATTGGCCTAAGATCAGTATCTAAATTAGTGGTAGATATGAACTGAGGGAATAGGTTTCTATTAACTAGTAGCCATCTAATTAATCTCTGCTCAAAGAAGCTAGCTTTCTGTGCATAGTGCTCCATACCGAAGGCTACCTCATTACGTGATACACTAGCTGAGTAGTCACCTGATTGAGTCTGAAGTCCTTTATTTTTAAGTTGGTAAGTCAAACCAAAAACAGCATCCTCAGCAGATCTCCACGCTATTACTGGCTGTATGAACTCAACTAAGTCTACCTCATCAGGATTAAGTGTCTGAGCATTATACTGAGTTAGCATATAGTTGTAAAAAGTAGTGCCTAAGATAGGCTGTACTCTAAGAGCTGCTTGAGTAGCTATGTATGGTGTTACATCTGTTACATCCACATTGGCAGTAATAGGTGTATTAACTTTTAGATAAGTTTCAGTGATAAAATATAGCATCAGACAGTAGGTGTTATTGTTGGGGTTGTTTCAATGGGAGGTAAATCAGCTAGAGCTCTTATCTCGTTTGGTGTCATATTATCTAGTATCTTCTGAGCTACAGTAGGGTGCATAGCACTAATAAGATTGTTTATTCTTGAAGCATCACCCTCTAGCTCTACGATAGACTCATCTATGACCTGGAAGTTATTGATAGTGAAATCTGCAGGTATCTTAGAGATTGTTAATAACTCGTTGAAAATATGTTGAACACATGATCTAATTTCCATTACTACATTCTTTTCAAAAATAACATAAGCCTGCTTAATATCTGCACCACCTCCTAAGCTACCGGTAGTTCTTACTCCCATTAAGATAGGATCTATTGTGTGAGCAAAACATATCTGCTCAGTATTCAGCTGTGAAGCTTCTTGGAATAGACTATCATTACCATTAGTAGGCATTGCTTCTATCTTAGGTAACTGCTCAGCAGAATTAGCAAAGAACGCTACAGCTTTACCTGCATTAGCAGCTCCTTTCATTCTATCTATAGTCTCTTTAATCATGTGCTTCTCCTCTTCACTTTGTGGTCTTTTTGGAAACATCATAGCAAATGAAGGGAATACTGAGTTTTGGATGTTACTCTTAGCAAAGTACGAAAGCTCACCTGATAAGAAAGCAAAGTTAAGACAGCTAGTATATTGTGGTAGTGAGTAGTGGTCTTGACCTATAGACTTAATCTCGTAGCAGTATAGTTGCTCATAGTCTGTATTGGCTATGTGGTATGGCTTAATCTCTTGTATGCCTATCCTCCTGGACCAATCATCACAAATAAAATACATTCTTTTATCTGCACTTACTCGCACTTTCTCAGGGGATACATTCTCTATCCTGCTAATCTTTTTTCCTTGACCATAACAAATCTTGAAGTATACTCTATTATGTATGATGAGCTGCTTAGTTACAGCCTTAACAATATGCTTTAAGTTAATCTTACGTTCAAAAGTATAAAGTTCTAATTTCTCTACAGTAGTTAGTAGATCAGTCTTAAGGGCAAATCCACCACCGATAACTGCATTTGTTTTGAAGTCCACAATAGCACCATGCAAAGGTGATGAGTAATACATCTGATTGAGTAGACTAGGGTAGAGATTATCATCCCCAAAATTAATCCACATATTAGCACTGTACCTACTATCTACATAAGGTAGTGTAAGATTGCCAGGGCCAACAGGCATGAAAGGGGTTGAAAAGGATTGGTAGCCTTCTACCACTTCAGGGCCTTTACTTGCTGTCTTAAAAAAATTGCTATACCATGCCATAATTAATCGTATATTGAAGTTCCTACAGGCCCACTTACCACCATTCTACCCTCTTCTATCACTATCCCTGTGGATTGTGCAATAGTTAAAGGTAGTACATAGGGTACTGAGCTCTGATAAACTTGGTAAATAAATTGCCCCTGTAACAAAGTAATATCTACAGGCTCATTAAGTACAAAAAGATTGTATCTTTCAGGGTATGAGCTAGTATCAGCAGTAGTAAATAACTGAGGCACACTAGCAGTATTCATCTCATTAGTAAAAGCGAATAGATAATGAGGCGTGGGTACAGTAGTGACCTCTGTTAAGGTTAGCACTACCTGGTTAATAACTCCTTGCTCAATGTATATCATAACTATATTATATGTTCACTCCCAAATGTTTAGAAATAAAAAAAGCCCCACAATTTGCAGGGCTAATTTTCTTAGGAGTTTACCTTAAACTAATCCTAAAGCAGTGTAAGCAGCAGATCCACCTGTAAGATTTACTTCTAGTGCTAAAAACTCATTCTCAGCTACCAAAGTAACGGTATATTTAGAGCCATCAGCTCTAGCTGTACCTGATCCTTCACCTGTAGCAGTAAGCTGCATGTATGGCATATACCAATACTTACCATTAGCATCTAAAACTACAGCTGCAAGGTATTGCTGCCCTGATGCAAGTATCTTAAGTGCATTGGACTTAGCAGCTTCACGTCTGTGAAATACTAAATTAATAGTCTGAGTTACAAAAGTTGAACCATTGATTAAATCAGCAGCTTGCTCTTCTGTATAGTTTGATGTGTTTCTGCGAATAAAATAACTGTCAAATACTGTTAAAAGAGGTGTAACTGTAATAGCTGTTACCTCATAGTTAGGATAAACAATATTAGAAGTAACTACGTTAATGTTATCCTGAGGGATAAACCATACTTGATAGATACCACCACTGTTATTATCGCAACTTTTTTGAATGCCCTCGAGGGCTGTACATGTTGGCATGTTTTTAAGTTTTATATAAAGGGGGTTGCCCCCCTCTATGAATTAATATTAAGAATAGAAAACGATATCTTTACCATTTACATAGTTAAAGCCAATTTTCATATTAGCACGTGTACGGATGTAAGGCTCAGCTACTGTATCAGCCAAGTTTACTGCACGTAGGTCAGATGGATCACCTTCACCATCAAATAAGTAAACTAAATTATCTTTTAAAGTCATTACAAAAGTGTTGTTTGACATTCCTGGACAAAGTACTATTTTGATACCTAAGTAAGTAAGAGCTAAATCTTGAGTGATATATGCTTGAGTGTTACCTGCAGCAACACCTCTACGATAGATATTAACTAATTGTGTCGGTAAATAGAAACGTAAATCAGCAGTACGTGATGCAATAGAAGCAGGTACTAAAGCATAAGCAGCATCTAATTTAGTTAGCAAAGTAGCAAAGGTAGCTATTGCACCTGTACCACCATTGATTACTGTATCAGTTGGATCAGTTAAACCTGCAGTAAGAGCTACCTCATAACCATCACATAAAGCAAGTGAAGGAGTTAATGAAGTAGTATCACCTTGCCATCTCAAAGTCTCAATAGATCCATTGATAGAGTTAGCCATTTCACTCCAGTAGAAGTTCATAAAGTTAGCTACAGAGAAATCT